CTTACAGGCTTAATTTAATAGTAGGATTTAGCAATAAAGCAAGTGATATTGATAACATTTTAAAGCCATTTTTAGATATTTTACAAAAGAAATATGGCATAAATGATAAGCATATTGAAGTTTTACATATTGAAAAACAGATAGTTAAGAAAAATAATGAATTTATTTCATTTGAGATAGTGTCAATTTAGAATTAAATTTATACTTTTGTCAAAGTTAAGGTTTGTGCGAACCATCTAAATTAACTAAGATATTAACCCTATTCCCTGAGAGCGCACACTCGAGGGGTGTAGGGTTTTTTAATTTATAAAACTATGGAAAGAATATACCACAATTATAAAAAATGGGAGGATTTTAATTGTGGATTTTATAGCACAACAAATACTAAAAATAAAAATTATTTAATTTCAAAAGTTATTGAATTATTTACAGACTCAAATTTAACTGAAATTTATATGAGAAAAGTTATTAATGAATGGGTTTATTCTTGTGAGCATAATTTAACAAATATGAGTTTAAATAAAATAGCATATATTGGTCAAGCCGCTTGTTGTATTTATGCTAAAGTTCCTTTTTATATTACAATGAACGCTTGGAATAAAATAGATATAATAAATAGAAATATAGCAGATAAAATAGCTTATAAAATAATCAAAGAATGGGAACAAAATCAAAAGTTAAAAAATACATTAAAGATTGGGAAAGAAAAGGATATAAATATGGAATACCAGATGAAGCTCCTATTGAGTTAGAAAAATTAAACATAGTTCCATCTTATAGAAAAATATGTATTGCATTAATGAAAAACGAAAATAATTTAGAAACACTTGGATTTTCAAGAAAAAAAACATTAGTGTATAGTGAATTAAAAAGAATAGAAATAGAACAAAGATATATTAAAAACAAACAATTAAAATTAAATTTATGAATGTATTAGAAGCTACAAACAAAAGATTAGAAATAATTTTTAGAGATTTTGAAAACGTTTTAGTTGCATTTTCTTGCGGTAAAGATAGCGGTGTAATGTTATCATTAACATATAAATACGCAAAAGAAAATAATCTTTTACATAAGCTATCATTTTATTATGAAGATTATGAAGCTGGTTATAGACACACAGACGAATATGCTGATAGGGTTTTTTCTGAATTAAATGATGTTAAGGCTAGGTATTGGCTATGCTTACCAATATCTGCCGCTTGTTCAGTTTCAATGTATGAACCACGTTGGATACCTTGGGATAAAGATAAAAAAGATATTTGGGTAAGAGATATGCCAAACTATGATTATGTAATAAATGAAGATAATTGCCCTTATGAATTTATAAAAGGCACAAAGGGTTTTGATGCGCGTATTCAATTTAGTACTTGGTATGGAGATACCTTTGGTAAAACTGCGGTTTTAATAGGTATTAGAGCAGAAGAAAGTTTAACAAGGCGTGGAATATTTACATCGCAGCATAGAAAACATATGCACAAAGGATTAAATTATTCTAAAATAGTAGATAAAAATACTATAAATTTTTACCCTATTTACGATTGGCAAACTGAAGATATATGGAGATGTAATAGTAAATTTGAATTTGATTATAATAAGATATACGATTTATATTATCAAGCTGGTTTAACAATAGACCAAATGAGGGTAGCTAGTCCATTCCATTTATCTGGTCAGGAAAATTTAAAATTATATAAAGTAATAGATCCAAACAATTGGGGTAAAATGGTTGGTAGAGTTAACGGGTGTAATTTTGGCGGAATATATGGAGGCACTTCTGCAATGGGTTGGAAAAAAATAACTAAACCTAATCACTTTACATGGAAACAATATGCTGAATTTTTACTAGACACTTTGCCAGAAGATACAAAAAAAAAATTTAATTACCATTTAAAAAGATTTGCAGATGTTTGGAAAAATAAAGGATACGGTAGAAATCCAAGAGTAATAAAGCAAATTGAAAATGCAGGAGTTGAAATAGAGAGAACTGGAAATATAAGTAAACTATGTAAGAAAAAAGATATATATGAAATTATAAAAATAAAAGGGGATTGGGTAGATGAAATAAATATAGAAAATTCAACACCTTTTAGGCATTGCCCAAATTGGAAGGCTGTATGTATAACAATAATGAAAAATGATTTTGGATTAACTTATATGAGTTGTGGTAGAACCCAAGACAAAAATATATTAAAACAAAAAAGCATGACTAAGTTTAAAAAATTACAAGATTTAAAAAAAATAAACAAAAAATAATAATATGGAAACAGAAACAAATCAATTTAAAAGTCCCGTTTATAATGTATTAAGAATACACGTTGATAAAATTAGGGCAAACGCTTACAATCCAAATGCAGTAGCTCCACCAGAAATGAAATTACTTGAAATGTCTATTTGGGAAGATGGCTATACAATGCCAGTTGTAGCTTATTATATTCCTGAAGATGATGTTTATGAGATTGTCGATGGTTATCATAGATTTACAACTCTTAAAACGAGTAAAAGAATTTTTGAAAGAGAGCAGGGTTATTTGCCATTAGTAGTTATTGAAAAAGATTTAAGTAATCGTATGGCATCTACTATTAGACATAATAGAGCTAGGGGGTCACATTCAATTGATTTAATGAGCCATATAGTTGCTGAATTAGTTGATAGTGGAATGAGTGATAATTGGATATTAAGACATATAGGAATGGATAAAGATGAATTATTGAGATTAAAACAAGTAACTGGATTAGCTGCTTTATTTAAAGATCAAGAGTTTTCTAAAGCATGGGAGGATAAATCAAATGATTAATTTACCAACTAAAGATAAAAACGGAAAAAGTTTTTTAACCTATTCTCAAATAGCATTATTTTTAAAAAACAAAAAAGAATATACAAAACAGTATATTTTAAAAGAACCTTTTTTTCAAAACAAATACATAAAGTTTGGTTTAAAAGTTGGTAATGCAATAGAAAAAAACGATTATTCTTTATTTACAAAAGACGAAAAAAACATATTAGAGACTGTTAAAAGATTAGATTTATTTGAAAAAAAGTGTTTTTTAGATTTTGATGATTTTTATATTTCTGGAAGAATAGATAGTTGTACTTTTGATTTAACCGAAATTATAGATTATAAAACCGGTGGAGACAATAAAGAAATACAATACACTTTACCAGAGTATGTTCAATTACCATATTACGCTTTATCTATAAGGCAGCAAGATCAAATACACGTTAATTCCGCAAGTGTTATATTTATAAAAAGAACTAAAGAATTAAAAATAGCAAATGAACCTCCATTAACAATCCCAATAGACATAAGCGAACAAAGGTTAAAGTGTGTTTATTATGACACAATAAAAATTGCAAAAGAAATTGAATTATTTTATGAAAATTATTTGCAAAATCAAAAGTAATTGTTTATATTTGCAATGTTGTCTGGAAGCAACCAATAAAATATTACTCAAAAAGCTCAATTCTGCGTGTCTTCCAGCACAAAGTTTTGGGCTTTTTACATTTTAAAACATGGCAGAAAATAAAAAATCATTTGTTCTTTATTGTGATTTAATTCACACTATCGAAAAGATGCCAAACGACAAAGCTGGATTGTTATTTAAACACTTACTTAGGTATGTTAATGATCAAAATCCAATCATTGATGACCTGTTAATTGAAATTGCTTTTGAGCCAATTAAGCGACAACTTAAAAGAGATTTAGAAAGTTGGGAGGAAAGTTTAATTAAAAAAGGTGATGGTGGAGCGTTAGGAAATTTAAAAAGATGGCATTTGGATTTATATAACAAAGTGATTTCTAAAGAGTTAAGTTTGCAAAAGGCTGTTGAACAATCAAAGTATCGCATAGCATCGCATAGCGATAAAACCGTATCGCACCCGATCGCATCTATCGCTGTAACTGTAACTGATACTGTAACTGATACTGTAAATGTAAATGTAAAAAATAATATAAATGAATTTTTTAAATCTTTATTAAACGGATCTGATTTAGAAAGAATAGCAATGAATAATAAATTAACAATAATTGAAGCTAAAGAATATGTTGAATTATTTAAACCTAAAGCTGAGTTAACTTATCAAACTTATGCTAAATTTGTAAGCCATTTTAAAAATTGGTTAGTTTTAAATAAACAAAAAACAGGGCAAGATAGACACGATTTTTTAATGAACGCTGGTAAAATGTAACTATGGAAGATTATAGCAAATACGGAATTAAAACAAGTAATAAAACTAAAGGCGAGTTTGCAACAACTTGTCCTAAATGTTCTCATGACCGTAAAAAGAAAACAGACCCTTGTTTAAAAGTTAATTTAGATAAAGGTTGTTGGAAGTGTTGGAACTGTAATTGGGCTGGTTATCTTAAAGAAGAGAAGATTGAAACTAAAAACTATATTAAACCAGTTTGGAAAAATCAAACAAATTTAAGTACAAATGTTGTTAAGTGGTTTGAATCAAGGGGACTAAACCAAAATACATTAACAGAGTTTAGAATTACCGAGGGTTTAGAATGGATGCCACAGGATAAAAAAGAGGTTAACTGCATTCAATTTAACTATTTTAGTAAGCTAAATGAATATACAAATACCAAATTTAGAACTGGCAGCAAAGGATTTAAACTTATTAAAGATGCTAAATTAACATTTTACAACCTTGATAAAATAGATTTTACTAAAAGAATTTACATAGTTGAAGGCGAGATAGATTGCATGACACTATCGCAATGCTCATTTAAAAACGTTTTAAGCGTTCCTAATGGCGCAAGTGTTGGTAATAATAGAATGGAATATTTTGATGACATTAGCGAGGATATATTTAACTGCCCTGAAGTTTACCTTTGTTTAGATAATGATATTGCCGGTCGTTCTTTACGTGAAGATTTAGCAGAGCGAATAGGTAAAGAAAAATGTAAATATGTTGAGTTTAGAGATTGTAAAGATGCTAATGATTGTTTAAATAAATATGATTTACAGTCTGTTATTGTTTCAATTAGCGAGGCTAAACCGTTTCCATTAGAGGGCGTTTACACCATTAGCGATATGTCAGATGAAATTGATGACCTCTACTATAATGGATTGGATAAAGGCGTTAGTCTAAAAATTGATGGGTTTAATCTAAATATTGTTAAAGGTTACTTATCAATTATTACAGGAATACCATCACACGGTAAATCTGAATGGGTTGATAATATTTGTGTTCACCTTAGAAGGCATCACAACTGGTCGGGTGCTTTTTACTCCCCTGAGAATAAACCAACAAGACTTCATTTTAGTAAGATAGCACGAAAGATAGTAGGTAAAAATTGGATGGGTAACGATAAAATGTCAATACTTGATGTTAACTCTGTTAAAAAATATTTAGATAAAAAGATTTGGTTTATTAAACCTGAAAAAGATTTTACATTAAAATCAATTTTAGATCATGCTAAAAGAACTAAGTTAATGCACGGTTTAGATTATTTTGTTATTGATGCTTGGAATAAATTAGAGCATAAAAATGATGGAAGTACAAATGCAATAGGTAAAGATTTAGACGAGTTAGCCTCTTTTTGTGAACTTAATAATGTTCATTGTTTTTTAGTTGCTCACCCAACTAAGATGAAAAAAACAAATGGTAAAGATTTTGATGTACCTACCCTTTATGATATAAATGGGTCATCTAATTTTTATAATAAAGCAGATAACGGTATTTGTGTTTATAGAGATAAAGAGGCAAATTTAGCATATATTCACATACAAAAAGTAAAGTTTAGCCATTGGGGCGAAGAGGGAAGTTGCTCTTATGCTTATGAACCAAACAGTACAAGATACTACAAAGGAATGCCAGACTTTACAAATTGGATAAGTGCCGATCAAGTGCAAACTAAACTTCAACAAAATGATAACTTTCTAACAAGCCCACTTGATATAATAACAAACAACGGTAAAAACGAAATAGACCCATTTTAGATATGAC